TCCAGTCATTAATTTCATCTTCTATCTCTTCAGGTGTACCGAAACCTGTAGCATAAAGATATTGTCTTGCAATTTCTTCTTGGTGTAGATCATTGTCAGCATCTAATTCAAAAACTTCTTCTACTTCAGCAAGTGTTCTAAATAAACCTTTTAAATCTTGTCCACCATCAGCTACATATTTAGCAGCAATTTGTAACTCTTCAGGCAATGACTGAAAAAATTCTTTTGGAGTATTCTCTCTAATTGCATTTTCTCTTTCCTGGAAGTTAGCTTCAAACAATTCTCTAAAATCTTTAGTAGTGTATTCTTCTAATGATTTATCATCATCAAAAGGAACTAAAGAACCTTCTTCAATCATTTTTTGTGCTAACTCAGCAAGACCTGACTTATCTACTTTAGGTCTTCCTTTGTTACCAGCATCTTCTTCTTGAGCAATTAAGCCATCAAGTTCAGCAATAGTTTCTTCTACTTCTGCTTTCTTTTCTGCTGCTTCTACTCTATCTTCTGATGAGGACACAGTGTTGTCAAGGAACGATACATCAATATTTTCCTTAGAAAATAAAGATTTTGGTTTATCATCTTTAGTACCATCAGAAGGAAGCATTATACTTTCTGCACCCGGTCCTCCAAAGAGATCATCAATATTAATGTCAACTTGATCTACCGTTGTAGTATCTAGTACCTGAGCTTCCTCAGGATTTTTTGTTGATTCTGCCATGTTGGTTGGTTTTTATTTATACTATAATATACAAAATAAACTTGAGAAATTTATAACTGCCCATAACATTTTTTCACATTATATAGCTAATACTACTTTTTATCTTTACTATTTGATTTTGCACCATCAAATTTATTCTTATTTTCCTGTGCAATTTGTAATTGTTTATTTGCAATTTCTTTCTGAGCAGCTATCTTTTCTCTTTCAATTTGATTCTTTTGAGCATCCATATTCATACGGTTGGTCTCTTTTTCTCTTTGAAGATTAGTTTGATCTTGGAACTCTTGAGTGCTTCTTAGTTCACTCATTGCGTCCATATAGTCTGATTGTTTATTTTCATTAATGTCAACCATTGATCCCATACCAGCTGCTCTAATTTCTGCAACAAGAATATCTCTTTGTCTATTTTTTTCTTCCTTAATTGCTTCAGCTTCAATCTCCATTTGTTTTTGTTCTTTCTGAGCAGCAAGTTGTTGTTCTTGCAGTTGCTGTTGAGCTTGTTGTTCTTGTTGTTTCTGAGCTTGTGATTTAGCTTCTGAATCTTTAAGAACTGTATTGAGTTGTGCAATTGAATCTGATTGTACCACTTTACCAAGATCATATATGGAAGCTCCAGTAGTATTGTTTTGCAATGCCATTTGTTTAAGCTGTTCAAGAATTGCTCTTTGATTAGCTGTGGTTGTAGCAAAAATATTTAAGTCTCTTAGTAATAAATCTGTACCATTGATCTCAAAGTTTACTTTCTCATCTGCACTTGTCAAATAAGTTAACCTTTTAGATGGATTAGTAGAATGATAGAACTGTGCCAAGTCTGTACGCATTTGGTGTACTCTAGGCATTAGATAATCACAGTGCTGAATAAAGAATACCTCTGTCTGTGCGTAAGATGCTGCAGTGGCTTGTTCTACCCCTGTAGCGGTCATCTGAGATAACTGTTGTCCCATCCTTTGTGGATTAACTCCAATTACTTCATATGCTTGTTGCTTAAAGTGATTAGCTAAATTAATCCTTGACATCAATCTTTCTGTTTGAGATAGATCAAGTTTTTGGAAATGGTTAAAATTAAGAGCATTCTCTGTATTAGTAATTGAAGTATCCAATGGTAACATTTGGAAGTTCTTCATTGCAACATATGCTTTAGATAAATTTCCTTTACCCCAGTCTTCTCCTAATGAGTGTCTTGGTAAAGAGTTTTGATCTAACATAATTACAGTACCAAGTTCATCTACTAAGATATCCGCAATCTGATTGTTTACAATGTTGTATCCAATCTGGTATGGTTTCATTAAGTCTAACAATGCAGTAGACTTAGTATTTCTATCTGAGAATACAGCTCCTTCTACAGGAAGTTTACAACCATATAATGTTGAGTCTCCTTTGAATTGAAATTTAAGTGGAGCAATATGATTCTTTTCAATACCAATATAAATTGGAGAGAATCCACCTGGATTATTCATACCCCAGAATGAAGGAATATTAGGTCCAACTTTTACACCACCCCAAGTTTCATTAATCCAGATCCAATCAATATGTTCACCAAATACTAAATTCTCTTTAGTTTTATTTTTAAATAATCTGGTATCATAGATTGCCTTATCTGTAATCTTATAGTCTTCTGTAATAATTTCAGTATCTACTTCACCAACTTCATTAATCTTGGTAAGATGTCCTACTTTTCTTTGTGACTTCCAGTAGGTTGTTGTACAACGCAATAAATATGCAGTACCCTGATCATAGTAATCTTCCCCTTCTGCTAAAATTTGATTAATAATATCTCCACCGTCATAAACAGATCCAGCTCTCATTGAGGTATATTGTCTGTATCCTAATGAAGGCATATTAACATTCCAGTCATGTGATTTAGTTGCATCATAAAATGAACCATCATTTTGCATACCACCAATTGTGTAACCAGCAGATCTAATTGGATATACTGCTTCAAGAGCTTCTAATTGTTCTTGTGTCATCAAGTATCCAAACTTGTCAATAACATCTGACACGGTTAACATATCCACTTTACCAACCCAGTTACCTTGAGAAATATATCTAGCATCCGGAGACTTATGATAAAAAGTTAATGGTGGATTCCATAACTCTATTTCATAATCATCTTCCATCATACGGAAATGCCAAAACTCTCTATCTGTAATTAGCATGTCTCTAAAACCTCTCTCTTCTAATTCATCCATGCGGAATCTTTCAACATCTACTTGGTGTTGATGAGAAGCCCATTGTTCTACCATAGATCTGTAATCCTTTTTGAAAAATTGTTCAATCTCTGGTAATGACTTTAATGTTTCTGGTTGTAACTGTTTATTTGCTTCTTCAGATTCAGGATCAAGTCCTTGTTCTAATAATGCAGACATGATTTTTGTTTGAGCATCTGCCATCAAAGTATCCTCTACCATCTTGCGTTTCTGCTCCATCATCTCATTGTATGAGAAATCATCAACAGCACGGTATGTTAACTTAGTAGATCTCTTAGCAAATTCAGCTACTAGAACATTAATAACATTTGGAATGATTGGATAAAACTTTAATTCTAAAGCAGATTGATCTTCTCTAGTTAGTACTTCAACAATCTCTCTCATTTCATTGTCTTCTTCAACAATGTAATCAGTTCTATCAATAATACCTTTTGCAAGTTTATAGTTCTTCATCAACCTGCGCGCATTTCTGCGTATTTGTTTTAATCCATTCCACTCTAACCAGTCAAGGTTCCAGGCAGCCCATTCATCATCTTTATCTTTTTTAGATAAAAATTGCAAAGGTTGAGTAATACTACCCAATCTATTATGTTTGGATTTGGCTCCCTTTTTTAAATCTAATGCATTATATACTTGCATAACTTTTATTTAAAATTTTTAAAAGGTGATCTTTTAGTTCCTTGATCACGCTTATAAAATGATTTACCCATATGTCTAAATGGACTACTATTTAATTTAAACAAATTTTCTGACTTTTGCAAGTTTTTAGCTGCATCATCCATAATTGTTCTTTTAGCATATCCTCTATTTGCTTGTTGAATTCTCATAAAAGCTACTAGTGCAGCAAATGAAACTAGTCTATCCACGTTGACTCCTGGGGCATACTCTCTCATCTCAGTAAGTAACATGGGATCTGGTATTCTTTCTATACCGTATTTTGTACGTACAATAGTACCATCTGTTTTTGTTTCTACATCTAGTTCTTCTTTAGTATACTCTATGGCATAGTTAAGAAGATGCTGTTTAAACAATGTACCAGTATTCTTCCATCCATACTCTTGGAATACATTGACATTTGAACCAAGATCTTTCAAGAACATAATCTGACTCTTAGGTACTAAGAATCTTTGTTTCTTCCTAGATATCATGTACTGGATAAACAATGAGATGTTATTCTCAATTACTGTCCAAGCATTATACCATTCTATAATTAGTTCTAATCTTTGGTGAGTTTTGTTAAGGTCATCAAATCTACCACACCATGTAGCTACAATTTTATCTGGTTCTATGTATGTTTCTGTTTCTACTCCTGTAACTTTAGTAACTTGCACCGGAGCCTTCATTACATAGATAGAACATAATGACTCAGATGTAGTTGTTTTACCTTCTGACACGGGGTCAATAGATGCATAGTACTGCCCAAATGTTGGGTCAGCAATAGGTCTTTCCCATACAACTAACACGCCTGTTTTATCTTCAGTCTTCTTAGTTATTGGGAATTCTTTAATAGGTTGTTTATTAGATGCTTTAACAGTTGGTTTACCATTCTCATCTGTACTAATATCTAAGAACTCATAAGCATATTCTTTCTCTTCTATTCTTCTTGATTGTGCTGCTATAAGATGTGGAGGAAAGACAGACACACTTCTGTGTGCAAACGCTTCTTCAATATTTCTTGGGTGCTGAGATATCCTTAACTGATAGTCTTCAGGAGATAATTCTTTTTTCCATTTTTCAAATTGTGCATCTAAGGCTTTTAATGCATCTTCAACAAGTGAATTACCATAAATATCTATATGAGGTGGCATTGACCATTGCTCAGGAATAAACAAACCTGACAAACCTTCAGTACCTTTAGAATCAATTAGATTAGTTTCTACAGCATAAATATCTTTAGATCCTGGATTAAGAATCATATCTCTCAATGGATTACACTGAGATAAATCTCCTACAGATCCTGCAGCAATAAACATTCCTGTAGTGATTAGACCTGATCTCATGGCTGGGCGCATGTACTCATATGTGAGATCCATCTTAGGAGCAATACCAGCTTCCTCATGAAAGAAGTATTTTACTGGACCCCCTACACCATTTGTAGGATCTTTCTCAAATGACATGCCCTGCATGGTACCCTTTAAACCCACTTCTGTTTTTCTGTCTCCTTTTCTTACTTCAATCTTCTGCTGCCACATTAAGACTTTGTCTGGAGACATTGGACGGTACCATGCAGTATGTTCATTTAAGAATGCAGCA